CTTGTATCCAGCTCCCATTATGCTTGATAGAGTTAATTCTATCGTTTGTTCTTGTTTAAATCCCAATTCTTTTGAAATCCTTACTGTTTCTTCTTCAATAAATTTATACTTCGGTGTGTTTGCTATATTGATTAACATATACTTATTGGGTTTTAATCCATTGTAGCAATTCTCAATAGTTTTTTGTAAAAATCCATTTACCCATTCATCTGCAGTCGGGTACTTTTTAAAACTTTGAGTTGGTTCATCTGAGTATTTCTCCGTATCAAAATAAGGTGGTGATGTGAAACACAAGTCCAGAGACTCTTTATCTGGTTCAAATACTTCACTACCTAATTTATGTAATTCTACTGTCTTTGTCAAGTAATTAAAATCTTTTTTTATCTTTTTCAATCCTTCAAATGCTCTACTGGATGGTTCTGTTCCGATATACTTCTTTCTTGAACTTGCTAAAAATCCAATCAACCTTCCACCCCAACCACAACTCATATCCCAAATAACATCACCACCATATTTCTCATAGATTAATTTAGCAGCAGTTGGTCGGAAATTACTTACGGCTTGTGTTCCGCTATATATCTTCAATGATTGTCTTAGTCTATTTTCATGAAAAATACTTATACCATCACCATGCTTTAAACACCAAGTCCAACATTTCCGTATAACTGATTTAAACTTATCATCATCTAAAAAGGTTTCCATTGGTGTTAATTTAGCATTACCGCATTGTATTTCCCAAAAATATGGAAAATAAGTCCAAGCCAATCTCAATCCATGCATTGTCTGAATAATTTTATTATCTTTGAATATCGTATCTACATCAAACCTTTGAATCTTTCTCATATGTTGATGTTTCTCGTTTTCATGAATCTGATAATGTGGAAATCCATGTCTACGATAATAATCAAATATAACTTCAATGCCATATTCTATATCCACTACATCTATTGAATTTGTAACGCTTTCAAACTCCAAATCTCTTTCATCATATCCGAGAAATTCACTTAATACTTGTGGATTATTAATCATTCATTAAATCATCATAACGAGCAGATAATATAGCTTTCGTTTGATTATCTCGATTATTAATTTTATGTTGAATACCCTTACCTTGTATTGAACTTGATTCAAAGATTTCAATCTTACCAATGTTAGTATTTATCTTTGCTGGATAAGTTAATCCATCAGGACCGAATCGATTCTTAATAACATGAAATCTACCTGTATTTCCTATCTTATCTTCTATCTTACGACTCAATGATATAACGAAATCTGCTGTCATGACTTTAGCATAGGATTCAGCAACTTTACTGGCTTCAATGACATCTTCATCCAAAGCACTTCTATTAGCTTGACTTGCTGTCCATATTGGAATTTGCATCTCACCAGCCAAACCACGTAAGTCCTCATAGATATTACCCAAAGCATGTCTCATCTCAGTATGTTTATTTACATCTTTCATAATATCAGCGTAATCAACCAATACCATATCAACCTTTTCTCCAAATGTTGTTACTTTTTTCAAATGAGCAGACAATGTATTTACCGTACAGGCTTTAGTTGGATAATACTTAATAGTCAAATTACCATCTAGCTTTTCTAATCTCTCCAGTACCTCGTCCTTATGATATTTAAGATTTTGACTCTCTACGCCAGTAAAAATACTATCGTATCGTAACCCTACGTATGCTTCATTTAATTCTAATGTATAATGAACTACATTCAGCCCCTTAGATATAGCATAAGCACCCATAGCACTTAATACCCAAGATTTACCAATACCAGCCGGAGCAACTACAACTCCCAACTCACCAGCACCCAATCCACCTTGCATTACCTCGTTTATAATATCCCACGGTGTTGGTGATGTAATTCTTGCTGTTTCTGAATATCTTTCTTCAATATCTTCTAAATAATCATGTCCTAAATTTCTTTCAACGCCAGCTTGCATCGCATTATCTATTAAACCTTTTATCTCATCACTATCGCCGTCTCGTTCTAATATTTCAGCTGACCTAATGATAGCATCCTTTAATACTTGTGATTTATGGAAATCTAATGACTTATCTTTAATATAATCAAGGTCGGTTGCTTCAATATTTTTAAATACCTCTTTTAATATATCCTTAACGTTAACCTGTAGTAAATCGGAGTCTATTTCTTGTATTTTAATTTTAAATACATTCATAGTGATAACATCTTTATATTCGTTGTAATATTCTCGTATTTCCTTTATTAACCAACAAAAAGCATCATTACTTGTATATTTCTCATCTAATATATCTACAATTTGCTCTAAAAATAATTTATCTGAAATCAAGCATACTATAAACTTAATTTGAAAGGAATATCCGTATTCTGATATGCTTTTTGTTTTATTCATTTATTCCTCCAATAATGATCTAAAATGTTAAATTCCGTTAACCAATTATCAAAATTTGGGATATGTCCTTGTAATTTATCCTTTACGAACAGAGTTTGTAGTTGATACTTAACTAACTTAGGTGCTAAGGAGTTAACTGCATCAACAATCTTCAATTTCGTTTGATTTTTAATGTCTGGATCATGTAGTTGCATTAAAATAAAATTTCTTTTTATAATAAATTCATTTTTAACCAACATCTCTGAAACTCTCGTTGTTTTTTTATTCGCCGAAACCAATAACTCCTTAGCATCAAAATGCTCATCCTCGGTTAGTGTTGGAAACTCTTTTACTAATGTCTTTACTCCAATTCCCCTTACGCCAGGTATACCATCAGATTTATCCCCATCTACTATTCTACAGGTTAAGACATTTTGTGGATAAACTCCAAACTCTTTTCTTATTAAGTCTCTATCGTAGGTTACTTTCTTAGTAGGTGAGTATAATTGAATTTTATCATTAACTAACTGATAAAAGTCTTTGTCGGATGACATAATTGTGCATTTCGACTCTTTTAATGTCGATGTACATATGTAACTTATAACATCGTCAGCTTCGAGATTATCTAATGCCAATAAAGTCAAAGGTAAGTGTTCTAAATACTCAACTAACCTACCTAATTGTCTTTTTATTGATTCGGATTCATCTTGCGGTGTGGTTGCCCAATCGACATTTCTATTTAATCGACTTCGTACTTTCCTACCAGCCTTATATTCAGGAAATACTTTTTGGCGTGGTTTGGATGAGTTTTTACCATCAAAAACAATAATACAACGAGTAGGCTTAAACTTATTAATCGTATATCGTATAGATTTTAAAAACCCAGTCAAACCACCCACGTGATTACCATCTTCATTCAAAGATGGGTTAACGCTAAATGCCCTTATGAAAGTATTGAAACCATCTACAACTAAAACGTGATCATTTAGTTTTTTTGTTGTAGGATTGGTTTCAATATCATCTTCGTAGTCATAAAATCGCTTAGTTAATAAAGTTTTATCATAACTATTACTCATTCGCAAACTCATCTTCAGTAGTGACATCATCTATGCCCAATTGACCAGAATCATACTTTAAAATTATCTTTTTACAGATAGAATCATAAATATATTCCTGAGTATCTACGTCTGAGAGTAAAGCGCCAAAGTCTTTTGATTGAAACTTATGTTCTTTATTATTTTGGTCAACTAAAGTATACCAAGCACCAGCTTGTTTAACTAAGTTGTGGTCTTTCATTACACTTAACCAACTAGCAAAATCATCAATACCTTTATCAAAGAAAAGTGGGAATTCAGCACTCCGTAATGGAGGACCTAATCTATTCTTAATGACTTGAGCTTTGATTTTAATACCAACAGTATTCTTTTTTGTATCTTTGATTTGTCCCATATTCTTTAATCGAATACGAGTAGAAGCGTGGAAAGGTAAAGCCTTACCACCACTTGTAGTCCAAGGATCACCGAACATTACTCCGAGTTTTTGACGTAATTGGTTCGTAAAGATTAAACATACTTTTTGACGAGCAATAAGTTGTGTAATCTTTCTCATAGCCTTTGATAAGACTATGGCTTTTGATGTAGCCCAACCATCTTTATCAAAGTCAGCATCCATCTCTACTTTTGTAGAAGCAGCAGCTAAACTATCGACTAATATGGTGACTAATTTATCTTTATCGGATTCGCGAATCTTCGTGATAATCGTTTCAATCGTATCAAATATGTCTTCAACTGTTTCCAGATGAACGTATAGCATATTATCAGTATCTACTCCAATTGCCTGTAAGAATTCAGCTGAAACAGCAGACTCAGTATCTATATAGACAGCAAGACCACCTTTCTTTTGAGTGGAGGCAAGAGCGTGAGCTCCAATTAAAGATTTACCACTACCTTCAAGTCCATTTATTTCTGCTATTCGACCAGCAGCAAATCCACCGTTAGGTTTATTTGATATTGCTAAATCTAATAACGTAGAACCCGTAGAAACCCAATCCGTAACATCAGTTGGAGTTTCTTGTTTTCCATCAAGAAAATAAGCTACTTGATGAGATTTGAATTGTTTGTTAAGTTCGCTAGCTAATACTTCAGCTAGCTCATCTCTGTTTGACATATGTTTCTCCTATTAAACGATGGGGCGGAGAAAGGAGTAAACCACCCCACCGAGCCCGCGGGATTATGAATTAAATAATTTATCAAAGTCATCTTCTACTGTAGAAGATGCATTGGTAGTAACCATTTCGGGTTCTGGCGTACCAGAACTGTCATCATTATCCGTTGGATTTAAGAAACTTGAGAGGTGTTCTTTCAACTCATCAAAGGTTGGTTCTTTATATAACTCACCAATGTTGGGTTGGCCATTTAACAGTTTTTCTAATTGATCAGAATCATCAGATAACGTAGTTTGATTTGGTTTTACTCTGATAGTAGTTTTACCATACTGATTTCCAGCTTCAGCAGGCGTTTGTCGTTCAACAACAATGTCACGACCAACTGTAGCATCAGAAATATCACCATAATCAGGATCTGCGATTATACCCAAAAGTTCTTGATAAACTGTTTTACCAAAACCCCAGAATTTAACTCCTTCTGATTCTTCACCACGAACTATAACGGGAACAAATGTTCTCATTTTAGGTTCAATTCGTTTTCCTTGAATCCATTCATCTTTATTGCCAGACGATTTAAGTTTGTCAGCAAATTGTTGAACTGGATCAGGTCTACCAAATGATAGTGGTGATAGGACAGTTTTGTTAGGAACTAAACTGTAATGAAAAAACAACTCACTAAAAGGATTGTTCTTATCGTGTGTATAAGGTACAATTCTTACTTGTGATTTTCCTGGTTGTGGTTTCCAAAACGAGTTTGAGGTTGTGTTTTGTAACTGATTAAGACGGCTTTTTATAGCATCAATATCCATTTTTATTCTCCATAGTTATGTTTAGTGTTATTGTTATTAATAAATATTTAATTAAAAACATTTAAGTATAACGTATTCATATAATATACGAATTTTTTTGTTAAAATACAAGCTTTATTTTAGTCTTTTTAACTTTTTTATTTGTAGCTTTAGGATTTTCAATTCTTTATTCATCATCTTACATTCTTCACGATAATTTTGTGGTTCATGTGATTGTTCTTCTAATTTACTTAATCTATCTTCAATAGTCAAGGGTTTTGTTCGATATGCCATAAATTGCGTATAAACCATATCAATCATTCTTTCTTGTGATATGACATTGGTTGGTAAATCTTTTTGGTTTTCTCCATACCATAATATAACACTTTTTTTCCAATTATCAAAGTCTTTTTTTGAAGAATTTTGAATATCAAATGTAGGAATGGGTTTTAGTGGTTTTCTTTCTTTCAAGGGGTTGGCTTTTAAAAATTGTTCTACATTTCGTTTATCCTGATAACCTAGTAGAAAAGTTCCTATGTTTGAATTATATAACATTGGAGTTATTGCTCTTAATTTATTACTCGTAAGGATAGTATCGTAAATAACTCTTGATTTTTTATCATCAACATTTAGAATTTGAATTTTTTGTTCATCATTCAAAGTCTTGTTGATGTGTTCTATTGATGGTTGCATTCTTGTACACCAAGCACAACCACTTCTGGTAAAATAATATATAGGTGAAACCATTTATAAGTCTATAATCTTTAATATCCGTGTAGGTATTCTTTGTAAGCCTTCTTTGTTAGAAATCAGTATCATGTTTTTGTATAAATCCCATGGCACTTGATAACTCGTATCCAATACGCCATTATTAATTAGTTTGATTAATTCATTTAATGCATTAATCGTATAAAGTGTATTGGTTATTTTCTTTCTATGTAGTGAAATAGTATTCTGAACTAAATTAAAGTCAATGTCATCTTCTTGATTTACATTATAAGTACAGATTAATTCTTTTGGTTTATCTTCGTTTTGTAATACATAAATCTTATCAAATACGATTTTAAAATGTTTTGTTATGTCTAAAATTGATTGATCAAGATTACGTTGGGTCGTAAATGAACAGAGTAGTTGAGTTTTCATTAGTTTTTACCCTTTAGACACTTTATCATATCTTTACCTAAGTGTGCTAAAATTGATTTAGATTTACCTTTGGTTCTATATGACTCTCTTCCTAATTCTCTTTCTTCACCACCCTCTTTACTTCCAAATGACACAGCATCATCATCTGGCGAAACTCTTAATCTTTTCTGTAGGTGTTCCATCAAGTCTTTTCTACCTTGTTCAGATTCTATATCACCATCGAAATTAGATAATTCAGCACAACACTCTCTAAACTCTGTCGGGCTTACCGAAGTACCACCTATGTTTATTGATTGTATACCCTCAAGTTCACCATTGATATATCTTGTAAAATGTATCTCATCCATAAAAGATTGTACATAAGCTCTCTGATTAGGACCATTATCACCATCAGGATTATTAGGGTATGAATCAGAGTCTAGTTCAGAATCAGCGTTTTGTAAATCCCCAACCAATTGTTCGTGAGCAACATTCATAGAATCTTTTCTCTTTCTGCTTGTATCCTCAATATCATCTAATTTAGAATCCAAACATTCCTTTACAGCAGCTTCTGACATTTTTAGATGTTTTGCTATCTGAGAAACGGACATAGGACCACCATATTGTTTTAGTCCAACTTTATATAACTGGCGAACTCTAGAAACAACATCCGAAGTTTTTAGTACCATCTTTTGTATGTCTTGAGTGGCACTACCATCTTTTACCATCTCAATGACTGCTTCAGCTATTTCTTGTTCAGTTGCTTTTTCAGGATCTATACCTTTACTCTCCAGCTTCTTTTTCATAGCTGGATTGGTTCTCATTTCTTGAACATAGTCAATTCTTCTTGGATCGAAAAATTCAAAAATTTTACCAACACCCTCTACTGCTTCTGGCGATAAATTTTGAGAATCTTGACCAACAGCTTTTTCAGCATTATCAACTGTTGTAGCAGCTCTTTCTACAGCATTGGTTGTAGCCTCTACGACTTTCTCTCTATCACTATCTGATAAATCTTCATTAGCATCAACTGCTTTTGAAATCTTTTCTCCCTTTTTTCTAACAGATGTATTGTTATGTGGATCATTCCAATCTTTTTTATTTGATGTATGTTTAAATCCTATCCTACCATCGGTTGTTTCATATAAAGTTCCTGTATCGGTATCATCTAATTCTTCCAAATAATCTAACTGTTTTTGATAATGTTCATATTCTTCAGAACCTTCTTCGTGTTCATCTCTTTTCTTTTCCAATAATGATTGTACAATTTGTTTTTGATTGTAATCCATTGTTGCTGAAATAGGATATGGTTTAGTTTGAGGTTTTTTATACTTAAACTTTTCTTCATTTTGTAGGTAGTCAAGCTCACCTTGTCCAGTCTTAAATCCAATACTTAGCCATTGTCTAACATACTTTTCTGGATCTTTTTCGAACTCTTTTGATGCTTTAGCTTTCTCAATCAGCATATCATATAATGGTGTACCTCTCATTTTTTCAAGCTCATTTTCAACAAACTCTTCTTCTGTCAAATTAGGATTTTCTGTCAATTGCTCAGCTGCCACACCACCATAAGTTTCACCAGTTGTAGATGCTGGTGTACCAGCAGGTAAGTCATAAGCATTTCTTATATTACCTCTTCGTTCTTCAATAAGTTCAGCTGCTGTACTTTCGGCATTTTCACTATTTTTTATTTTATTGTCTGTTTGTTTATTATGTGCAGCTCTTCTTTTATCTCTCTTTGAGGTAGTTTCGTTTTCTGGTGGTTTCGTATAATCTTGAGATTGAGTCTCAGCATCACTATCACCACCTTCTTCATCCTCTTTATCAAATGGATTAGGATCTATTTTCATTGGTTCTGGTTTATCTTCTTCTTCTTCATCATCATCACCAATCGGTGTTAATTTACCATCAACATTTTTATGTGTTGTATCTCCATCTTCAGGTCCCCAATTTCCATAACCTTTAGATACTAAACCTTTAGCTTTTGCCTTTTCTTTTTCTTTATCGTCTAAACCACCACCATCTTTTTCCAATACCAATATTACATTATCAATAATGTCTTTATCAATACCTTTTGATAAACACAATTCCTTTAACAATACTAAATGATAAGCATTAGATGGATTAGGTGTTCCATCGGGAACTTTTGCTCTCCAATCCAACCATAGTGAATTAAAATTAAAACTCATAATTTTTTATACTCCCATAATCAAGACCGACTTTAGTCTTTGTTGTAAACCCGTTGGTTTCAAGCATCTGTTTAATTTCATGTATAGTCTCTGTTCCATCTTCCTTTGAATAATCAAATAAAAAACTATCATAGTTATAATGCACAATGTTAGTCTTCTTTGATAATAAATATGTATGTAATTTCATTAAGAGTTTAACATTTCTTTCCGTTTCATAAGACTGAATATAGTAGTTAAATAACTTCTGAGCATTTAGATTTTCTAAATTCTCTTCTTTCATAGGTCTATTATAAATATGTGAGTTAATTCTTTTATTCTGATTAAACTCGTCCCACATTTCATTTATTAAATTTTTCGTCATATTTAAGAATTCAATTTTATTTGCAACATCATTTGGAATCCCACCATACAGGTATTGAAATGTTTTGGTTTTACCCTCACTGACATCAACTTTATATTTACTGCTCAAGTATTCATGTACGGGTGTATTGGGAAAATCATATCCAATTAAATCTCCAATCAATCTTGGATGATAAGCATCAAAGTCGAATTCAATAAAAATATCATTCAGGGGTGAAAAACATTTCCTATGTTCTGGTGTCAAGGCAGCAAAGTTTAAATTATTAATACTATTGGATGGTCGGGATGTAGTAGTGTAGAAATTATAATTCTGATAGATTTTTCTATCATGAATGTATTGAGCCATTCGATGACCAAAGGTTGAGATGATATTCGTATTGACTCCGATTCCATTCAGTTCTATTAGGGTGAATGCCTTTGTAAATTCATCGTGGAATAATTGTAACTCTGGTGTAATGGGTAAATCATCATCTTGATAATCCATTTCTTCCATTATTTTGTGCATTGGATAGTAGTACATGAATTCACTATCATTGTAGAAGTTAGAGTACTTTACTTCATGTTTTACTTTATTGTGATGCCAATAATCTACTACATTCGTGTCTAAATAATTTAAATCGTTTTTTATAAAGGTTTTGTAGTCAATTCCTTTATGAAGTATGTCTTTATTTAGTTCACCGAATTGTTTTTCATAATGGTTAGCATAGAGTATATTCTGGTCAAACATCAAGACAATGTTGTTATTTGGGTGTGACTTGGAGTAGTTTTGTAACGATGTAACTGATTTAACCATAGGTTAATTTAAGTAATTTTTATGTAAAAGTCAATGGTTTTTATTTTACAATTTTCATCAAATTTATATAATGTTTTATATAAATTTCAAATAAAGAAGTAGCTACTTTTTCTAAGTTCGTGTCTTTTAAGATTCTTTTTGGTATCATAATATTAGGAATAATTTTAAAATCTGACCAATTTCCTGTGATTTCAACAAACCATTCGCCATCCGGTACGGTTTTTCCCTTACCGAAAATGACACTCATTAAAATTGGAGACACCCCATCCTCCCATACTTTCTTGGCAAAACCAGCATTTCTACTTGCTTTGATTCTATTTAAAATATATGACTCTGATGTAAAAAGTTTTCTTTCCTCAATATACTTAATAATTGCCTTTTGAGTATCATCAAGCCAACCTGGCGTCCAAGTTTCATCTTCCATAGGATCTAATATAAGCTTTTGAAAATCACCCCTAATATCATCCCCCCCGCCCGTGGAGTGCCATATTGGATTAAAATATATCATATCCTTTGGAATATCTCCATACATGCTATCATTAAGTTTCTTCTTCTGCTGGATCCCAACAGATCCATTTACCAAAGTCATATCTTCATGGTCACTAGTTTTATATGCACTCCAATTTAAATAATCATCACCTAATATTAAATCACTTACGGCTAAAATCCATGCTAATTGACCATAATTTCCGTCTGCTATCTCGGATGTTAGCCCAACAGCACTTAATTTTTTTGCATTCTTTAAATCAGTAGTTGATAGTTTTTGCCCTTCCGGCTTTGTTGAATTCTTCCTTATAGCTTCATCAGGATCATGAAGCCATTCAGTTATAGTAAATGTTACGTCCTTTTTTAAATCTAAACTAGCAAAACCAAATGGTCCATCCCCACCCCATGTTGGATGATTAACCTGTATATGTTTAAGCACTTTTATTTCCATTAAAGTTGTTTCTTTATCTTTTACGGTATCTTTATCAAACTTATTCTCCATATTTGAAGAACCCGCAACTTCACCCGCCGTTGTTTCTAAATAAAGTGGATGAAACCTCGTAACTACATTATTGTTTTTATTAGATTGTTGATTACCAGTTAAATATACTTTTTTATTTGGTTTTATTCTCATAGCAGTTGTATATGTAGTTTTCCATATAGATGTATCAACAGAATGATCAACTCCCATTATTTGAAAAAATACTCTGTCTTGCCAATGATCTGGAAAAAAATTAACATTTATGTACTCACCATAACTTAAAAAATTATTACCATAAATTGTCAAAGATAATGTAATAGGCATAATTGGCGCGATACTACTTTCACCAGCATCAATAAAATTCTTTATTCTAGCATCCATTAATAACTTTTCTCTATCAGAACTTACATATTTAATAAGTTTACCATCTTTAGTATGTGTTGGTAAATCTATAGGTACTGGTTGTTTTAC